TTAATTTACAACACATCCAACTCTAACAAAGCTGTATGTGCGATTGATTTCGGTGGCGATAAAACATCAACAGCAGGCGACTTCACTATTGTGTTTCCTAGTGCGACTGCCACTGGTGCGATAATAAGACTAGCTTAACAGTTATTCGTTTTCTTTAATTGGTCTAGGATAGACGTGTACTTTCGTAAATCCATCTTTAACATCTATACTAGCAACTAATTGCTCGCCTTCTTTCAGTTTGGCTTGCTCTATTTCCATAGCCTGTCGCAAGGCATACATCACTTTTGCAACATGTTGCTCTTCTGGGTCAGTTATCTTAGACATTATTTTACCTCCTTATACTCATCAGTAACTTCTTTAAAATACTTACTTTCAGCGAGACTGTTCCAAAGTTGGCGGTCTATCTTTTTAAATTGTTTTGGTTTCAAACCATACGCACCACTACGATATTGTCTTAGCCAAACATATTTGTGGCCGATTGACCTGACTTCTATTGTGGTAAAACCACAGGGTATTTTGTCAGTCTCCATCTGATATACACGAAAAATTTTCATAATATCTCCTCATCTTTTCGGCACGTTATTGTGCCTACATAGTCCATTATACCAGCTTTTGCAAAGATGTGCAAATCTTTGGAAAAGACAATATTTGATGAAAAGTGTTTTTTTTCTGCTTTGTGCTAAAATTTTTCCATGCCATTTACAAAATTAAATTTCAGAGCTGGTATCAACAAAGAGGAAACTGATTATAGTCAGGAAGGCGGTTGGGTTGACGGCAACTTTATAAGGTTCCGTAAGGGGCGTGTCGAAAAAATTGGTGGTTGGGAAAAACGAAGCACAAACTCAATTCTAGGCTCAGCAAGGGCCTTGCATGGTTGGATAGCACTAGGAGGTGAAAAATACCTTGGGGTTGGAACCACTTTAAAGTATTACATAGAAGAAGCTGGGACATACAATGATGTCACCCCGCTTAGATTAACAACCTCTGCGGGTGATGTGACTTTTTCTGGTGTGGCCAACACACTAAATGGAGCAATAACAGATACAGCCACAGAGTTGACTTTGACCAGTTCATCTGGTTTTCCTAGTAGCGGTGTCATCCAAATAGATAGTGAAACAATAAGATATGAAGCTGTAGATGGCAACAACTTGACACAGCTGACCAGAGGTATTGAAAGCACAACAGCCGCCTCTCATAGTGACTCTGCAAATGTTTTATGTGCAACTTTGACTGTATCAGATACGAGTCATGGTGCTGTGGTCGATGATTTTGTGACTTTCAGTGGCTCAGCCTCTTTAGGGGGCAACATAACGGCAACTGTATTGAATCAAGAATATCAAGTTGAAAAAGTTATAAATGCTAACTCATATACGGTACAAGCTAAAAATACCTCAGGCACTACTGTCTTTGCCAACTCATCTGATAGCGGTAATGGTGGTTCAAGTGTTGTAGGCCGATACCAAGTTAATGTTGGGCTAGAATTTTTTGTCTCCTCAACGGGTTGGGGTGCTAATGGTTGGAATGAGGGTTCATGGGGAAGTGCGGCAACTCTGTCTGCAACGAATCAGTTAAGAATATGGACTCACGATAATTACGGAGAAGATTTGATAATAAATCCTAGAGGTGGTGGCATTTTTCGCTGGGTCGAAAATGACGGTGTCTCGACAAGAGCTGTCAATCTGGCTACAACGAGTGGTGCAAACAAAGTTCCAACCAAGGGATTACAGGTTATAACATCCGAAACTGATAGACACTTGATAGTGTTAGGGGCCGACCCACTATCTAGTGGCTCCAGAACAGGAACAGTTGACCCTATGCTTGTTGCTTTTAGCGACCAAGAAAATCCGTTAGAGTTTGAACCAAAAAATACTAATACCGCAGGTTCTCTCAGATTGTCCAGCGGTAGTTCGATCATAGGTGGCCTTAAATCAAGACAAGAAATATTAATCTGGACCGATACCAGCTTATACTCTATGAACTTCATAGGCCCACCACTGACTTTTGCAATTAATTTAATAAATGAAGGTGCAGGGCTGATAGCACCAAAAGCGGCAGTAAACGCACCAAACGGTGTATTTTTTATGAGCAAAAACGCCTTCTATTTTTACAATGGCTCAGTACAAAAGTTGTCTTGTTCTGTGCAAGACTATGTTTTTTCTGACTTGGATGTAGACCAAGCCTTCAAATGTTTTGCCGCCTTGAATGAAGAATTTTCTGAGGTCTGGTTTTTTTATCCGTCTATAGAAGATGGCACTAGAGAAATATCCAGATATGTAATTTATAATTATGAAGAAGGCTCGTGGTCGATTGGCTTGTTAGAAAGACACGCTTGGCTAGAGTCAGGAGTTTTTGATAAACCATTGGCTAGTGCTGATGTTTCATCTAACGAGTTTGTTTTCGAACATGAAAAGGGTTTTAACAATGATGACAGTGCTATGGATAATGTGTTCGTTGAGTCTGCTGATATTGACATCGGTGATGGTGACAATTTTGTTTTTCTCCGCAAAGTTTTGCCTGACATACTCTTCGTCAACGAAACAGGAACCAGCCAAGACCCAGCAGTAAATTTAGTCGTCAAAAGAAGAGATTTTAACAATCAAACACTAAGCACAGATTCAACCAGTCAAATAAAAGGCTCGACCACGTTTTCAAGTTTACGAACTCGGGCACGACAATTTGTTCTAAGATTCGAGTCGGATGATGATAACAACGAAACGGATAGAAAGAATTACAAGTGGCGATTAGGTGATACAAGAGTTGATATTGTGCCTTCAGGTAGAAAATAATGAGTAAATTACTGCCTACAAGGTTGCCTTTGGCACAAAAAGAAACTGTAGATGCAGACACTTTCAACAGGCTAGTAAGAATACTCGAAATCAACCTAGATGCCCAAGACCCAGATTTGGTGAAAAGTTTTAATGCAACCGAGCTGAGTGAATTGCAATTTCAGGCTGGAGCTATTATATTTAATACAACAACGGAAGTTCATCAGGCTTTTGATGGCACTGAGTTTCGGAACCTGTATGAACATCAAACTTATCTTACAGGTTTGTCTGGTAGTTTAAGTTTAGGGAGTGTAACAGTAACAATAACATGATAGTAGATTCGATGATAAACAAACTTTCAAGGTCTCCTCAACAGATAGCAGAGCAAGCAGTTTCTAGTGTTTCTCCTATGGCTATGAGTCCACAACCACAGGTGCCTCAAGCACAAAGTGTAATACCAGAGGGTCTGGTAGATATGAGCGAAGAGGACAAAAATTTATTAGACATCCTTGCACAAAGAGGCCAAATAAAAAGTGAAGCTCCGTTAGGTTCCTTAGGACAAGAACTTGCCATGGCAGGACAAGGCGAAGACACTGAATTAGCACATTTACGAGCAGGTGAGATTGTTCTACCTCCAGAGATGTTGGAAGACGAAGAAGTAGAGTCATTGTTAGAGACAAAATTTAGGGAACTCGGTATTAACCCAGAAGAAGCTATAGTCGGGGCAGGTGTCGCTAGTCTTAACCCGATGACAGGTTTAGAAGAGTTCGGTTTTTTCAAAAAATTAAAAAAAGTTTTCGGTAAAGTTGGTAAGGTCATCAGGAAAGTTGCACCTATAGCCGCTTTTGTACCCGGTGTGGGTACAGCTTTAGGTGGCGTGCTCGGCGGTTTAGGAGGCCTAGCAACTAAAATACCAGTTATAGGCGGTGCACTGCAAGGGGTTGGGCAATTCTTGAGTCCTGCCATAAGTGGTCTTGCTGGGCTAGGGATACCCGGCATATCCCCCATAGCTGGTGGTATTGCTGGCGGTGCGGGAAGTATCAAAGCAGGACTTTCGA